CAAAGGAGCCAACCTTGAGGGAGCCAACCTCAAAGGAGCCATTCTTGAGGAAGCTGACCTCAGAAGAGCCAATCTTGAGGGAGTAAAAGGTATAAAAAATGATTGAAAAATTAAACAACATCTCATACGATCAATTAGTTCAAGCACAAGCGAGACAATCTCATCTTGAATTTATGAGATTTTGTTGGCAAAAACGTATAAAATTTCAGATAGGAATTCATACTAATGTTATTTGCAAAAAAATCGATCAAGCTTTTCTTAATTATCGGAATGGAATATCAACCTATTTAATGGTACTGGTCTGTTTTCGCCAAGGGAAGTCGGAAATTGTTTCTAAATACCTCCCCCCACACTTCCTTGGCGAATTCCCTGATGATGAAATTATTGTGACCTCACATAGTCAACGAATACTTGCTAAGTTTTCTCGTTTTGGTCGTGCCGTTTTGCGGTCAAAGCAATATCAAAAATTATACCCAGGGATAGAAATATCCAAAGAAAAAAGCGGTGTAGAAGAATGGGGGATCGAGGGGAGACAAGGTATATCTCAATATATAGGTATCGGTGCCGGATCTGCTGGAAGTGGTGGTGGATTAATTATTATAGATGACTATTTTGGGAAACGAGAAGATGCTGAATCAGAAGTAATACGGGAAAAAATATGGGAATCATTTTCAGACAACATTTTCACTCGTCAGGCCGATCCTTGTATATTTCTTATCACAGTCACACCTTGGCACACTGACGATATTGTTGGTAGGATTCAACAACAAATGAAAGATGATCCACAATATCCAAAATTTGAAATAATAAAATTTCCTGGAATATCAAATCAATACAAATCCGGATATTTATTTACTGAAAAATATAGCCCAACATGGTATGAAATCGAGCGGAAAGTGTTGGGACAATATGGCTTCGCATCATTAATGCAATGTGATCCGCAAATTAGATCGGGAAATATGCTCAAAACAGACAAGGTTCAATACTATACAGAAGAAACAAAACCAGAGAATATACAATGGGTTCGCGCCTGGGATTTGGCAAGCACTTCAAAACAACAAATTAAGCAAGATCCGGATTATACAGTGGGAATCAAACTTGGAATCAAAGAGATACAGTCACAAATACCAGGAGTGAGTATACCAATCATATATGTAGACGATGTTATTAGGGGCCAATGGGAAGCAACACAAAGAGATAGAATAATAAGATCTACTGCTATAGCAGATGGTTACATACAAGTTGGCGTCGAGGCATACGCCGGTTACAAAGATGCCTATGTGAATGCAAGGGACGCGCTATATGGCTTACGCACGGTGAAAAAATTACAATTACCAGGTGACAAAATGGCAAAAGCTGATCCATTAGTTGCGCCATTTGAAGCTGGTAATGTATGGATCAGGCGGGCTTCATGGAATGATGATTTTTTGAAAGTTATTCAAGAATTTCCAAGTGGGAAACATGATGATGATGTTGATGCTATGGCTTGCGCTTATCATATGGTATCTAACACAGGGATGCCAATATATACAGCAACAGATTACCAACAATATAATGACAAAAAACATGAAGTTGTAGAATTCGCTTTGGCGCGCATCAGGCAAATGCAAACTGTTGGTTGTAATCTTGAAGAATATATGCAATATGTGCGTCCTGCATTATTAGAAGAACTCGAAAAAATGCCGGATACGCAAAAAAAGCAATTTTTAAAAAATGAAATCAATCGTTTGGACAGAATATTGGGATATGAAAAATTGATTAAATAAGGAGGAAGTATGAAAGTTATAAAAGAATTGACAAAAAAACAGTGGGATTATATTCCTAACCACGTTGAAAAATGGTTATCTATAGCCACCGTACCTGCGAAAAACATTAACCAAAATGTTAACTATATTTATAGGGAAATTGGCGAAAAAAATCCAATTGTTATACATGCTGAATCTCCATTCGCGGCTTGCTATATGGCAATAATTGCAAAATTAATTTTTACAAATGATACTGGTTCTCAGTTTGGTGCTTCACTCTGGCCTCATCTCTGGTCTCAGCTTAGTGCTTCTTTTACGGCTTTATCAAAATTATCATATCAGTTCGAGAATCCATTTAATTTTTCTCACATGATACCAATTCAAGCGACTGAAATTCTTGATTTTCAACTTAATTTTCAGCTTTGGTTTCAGCTGAGCTATCAGCTGAGTGCTCAGCTTGGTTCTCAGCTGAGATATCAGCTTGAATGTTCTCAGCATTGGCTTCAGCTGAGATCTCATCTTGATTCTCAACTTAGATCTCAGTTTGGTACTAAACTAAAAGAAATAGAACATCAATATCATTTCATAACATATTGGCTAACGTATTGTGCATGGTTAGAATTTGGCGTTATAATAGGAGCGGAAATTAACAAAAGAACATTTAATAAGTATACTGAATTTGTGAAAAATATTCATTTTATGATACCGTACAAAGGAATTTGTTTCGTAAGCGAAAAACCAATTGAAATACACTGGCAAAATAAAAAATTACATAACCCTAATGGATGTTCTGTATTGTACAAAGATGGAACCGGTCTATATTCTCTTAATGGCGTATCTGTCCCAAAATGGTTAGTAGAAGAAAAGGCAGAGCAAATTGACGTATCAAAATTTGCAAGAATTAAAAATGCAGAAGTTCGCAGAGAATTTATACGGAAGGTTGGAATGGAACGTATTTTGCAAAAGGTTGGAGGAAAATTGATAGATAAATCAGATGACGGTATATACGAATTATATTTAATTAATTTAGGTGGCGAAACCAACTATCGGCCGTATCTGAAAATGCTAAACCCTAGTATTGGAATATGGCATCTCGAAGGAGTACTGACAGAATGTGACACGGTCAAAAAGGCTTTGGCATTCCGCAACGGAACAAAAGATGAGCCAATATATATATCATAATAAAATAGGAGGTAAAGTTGTGTAATGTATTCAAAAAGAAACCAAAACAAAAAATTTTATGCTCAGCATGGCGATGTATTATTATTTCGAATTGATAGTGTGCCGGAAAAAGCAGTTCAAGTGCAGCCGGGACGACGCGGACACATTTTGGCAAAAGGCGAAACTACCGGCCACGCCCACATAATTAAAGATACAACTACATCAAGAATGTATTGTAATAATGATGAGCGATATTTGGATGTCGAGAAAGCAACAGATATTGAACACGAGGAACACAAAAGCATTGTGTTACATCCAGGTGTGTATGAAATAGATCGGGTGGTCGAAGTGGATCATTTGGAAGAGGAAATCAGAAGAGTACAAGATTAATTTATAATTTGGTGCAAAATATTTTATGACCGAATTTCAAAAAATGTGTAACAAGATAGATTCTAAGATGTTTGAAAGATTCGAAGTGAACATCCACCCATCCCAGGAGTGTATTCAACGAGCAATATATCGATTGGGTTGTGATTGGAAATTGCTTCAGGATTTTTATTACTGGTGTGCATTGAAAAGACAAAAAAATATTGAGGCAATAAAAAACAAAACATTAAATGAGTTATGGCTTATGTTCTACATGTGGAGAGAACATGGAAAATTATGGGATGGCGAGAAGTGGGTAGAAGAAACAAAATTGAAACGATAATTAAAAACGGTGATTGTTTGGAAGTTCTTAAAAGTTATCCTAATAATTTTTTTGATTTAATTATTACCTCTCCCCCATATGCTGAGCGTAGAAAAAAAACTTATGGCGGGATATCGCCGGACAAGTATGTTAAATGGTTTCTACAAAGGAGCGAGCAGTTTTTTAGAGTTTTGAAAACTTCAGGGACTTTTATATTAAACATCAAAGAGCACGTATTGAATGGTGAGCGACATACATATGTCATAGAACTGATTCTGGAGATGCGTAGACAAGGCTGGTTTTGGACTGAGGAATTTATTTGGCATAAAAAAAATAGTCATCCAGGGAAATGGCCGAATCGTTTTAGAGATGCGTGGGAAAGGTGTTTGCAATTTAACAAATCAAAAAAATTTAAAATGTATCAAGAGGCCGTGATGGTTCCTATGGGTGATTGGGCTAAAACAAGATTAAAAAATCTCGGGAAAAATGATGTTGTACGGTTTAACTCCCAAGTAAAGAGTGGTTTCGGGAGAAATATCTCCAACTGGGTTGGGAGAGAAATGGCATATCCCACAAATGTTCTGCACCTTGCCACAGAAACAGGGAATAAAAACCACAGCGCAACATTTCCAAAAGCTCTTCCAGCATGGTTCATGAACTTATTTACGCAAGAGTACGATTGGATATTAGATCCTTTTCTGGGTTCAGGGACAACCTGTGAAGCGGCATATAATCTCAGAAGAAATTCCGTTGGGATAGATATTTTAGATGATTATGTTAAAATAGCACAACAAAAAATTGGAGAAAATAATGATTGAAAAAGCATTATATATATAATTTAAATGTAACTTATAGGAGGTAGTATGGCAACAAGTGAAATAACAGGGACTTGGAGTCTCATGATAGGGCGATATTCTCCTTTACATAAGGGACACATTACGTTGGCAAGAAAGATATTGGACGAAGGGGGTAAAGTATGTTTCGGTATTCGCAATACCCTATTAAGCGACCGTGATCCGTTCACAATTACCAAACGCATTCAAATGATTGTCGAAGAATTTGGTGAGGAAATTAATAAGCAACGTGTATCGTATGTCGTATTACCCGATATCAAAGAAATAGTATTTGGCAGAAAGGTAGGTTGGGGGATTCGAGAAATACGACTTGACAAACAAACAGAAGAAATCAGTGCAACAAAAATTAGGGAACAAATGAAGAATAGGAGAAAGAGTGCGTAACAAGGGATTTGTGCTATGGTTTACAGGTTTGCCGTGTTCCGGAAAAACAACAATCGCCGATAACCTGGCAAAAAAATTACAAAATAAAGGATATAAAATCGAACGTCTTGACGGCGATATTGTAAGAAAAGAAGGATTAAGTAATGATCTTGGATTTTCCAAAGAAGATAGGGACAAAAATATTCAGCGTGTAACATTTGTAGCAAAATTGTTAAGCCGTAATGGTATTGGCGTTCTGGCAACTTTTGTTTCCCCATATGAAATAATGAGAAAAAAAATTCAGCAATCAGTAATGAATTGTATTATAATATATGTCAAAGCTTCAAAACATATATGTATACAAAGAGATGTCAAAGGCATGTGGGCGAAAGCAAAGGCAGGCAAAATCAAAAACTTCACCGGTTACGATGACCCTTATGAACCGCCATTGTCGCCACATGTTGTATGTTATACTGATGTTGAAACAATTAATGAAAGCGTCCAAAAAATATATGATTATCTTTTTTATAATAGGAGGGCTAAATGAACCAAAATAATGTATATACAATGTTTATACGCACAATCTTAAATATAAGCGAAGCCTTATATAAGGGAGGACTTATATAATGAAAAATAATACACTTACACATATACTAAGAATAGAACCGAGAATATTTTTCTCACAAACTCTGGGTAAAATAAGTACTGTAAAGAGACAGTGTATCAATTTTTACAGGAAAGAAAAGAGCTAAGCACCTGTTTAACATAGAGTAATACTCAGTTCCATTCCATAGTGCTATAAAGTTTAGATATTATACTTTTTAAGGAAATAAAATTAATTATATATGGAGGTAGAGATGAAATCGAATCGTTTCGCTTAGAAAATATAAGAGTAAAATGATGCAAATATACAAGGAAAAGATCTTGCCCCACCTTAAGGCACAAGAAAATTAAGAAATATCATTTAAAGAAGGAAGCACATGATGAAGGACAATAACAATCCAAGAGTAAATTTGTGCGACGGCTGCTTATATGAAATTTAAAGACATAAAAGAAGAACAGCCAAAAAACGGACAATTTGTCCTGGGTAAAAACGAAGACATTGAAGAGGATCACGATATATGGTATGAAGATTATATTATGATGGGGGAATATCGTTATCACGCAAATATTCAGGAACATAGAGTCGAGACACAAGATTTGTATGGTGGGAGGATATACCCACAAATTCTAAAAATCACTCACTGGATAGCCATAGAAGACCTTTTCGACAAACACAAGAAGACACAAAATGGATGATCAATATAAACAAAAACTCCATGAAGCAACTGAGCGATTAATTGATTATTTTAATATAGATATTGGAATCACCACATTTGGTGAGGTATGTCATTATTTAAAATGCCAGCAACTATCATATAAGGAATTGGATGATATTGATTATTTGGCAGACATCTGGAGAGATCGTATTTGTGAAAGATAGATTAATTCTTAGCGAAACAACGATTGAAATATAATACAGTCCAACAGGAATTGTTATAGATTGAAAATGATAACCCATAAAATATATTAATTAGGAGAATATATATATATAAATTGGGAGGACAGAAATGAAACAGGATGAACAACAAAGTAATATATGATCATAATGGCGCGGTAATAAAATCGATTCCCAATCTAGATCCTTATTTTTTTGTTCCCACAGCAGCCGGTAATAATATAACAACACATGAAATAGAAGAAAAACCATATCAATATCACCCTTGGATATACGCAGTATGTAGAGTCATCACTTTCAATTTAATGCATTTGGACAGATATCTTTACAAAATTCAAAAAGAAGAAAAACCAATAATAGAACATCCTATTCTTGATGTGCTTAATAATCCCAATCCATATATGACACATACCGGATTCTGGCAGGCTATCCTTTTGGGATTATTACTGCCCGCAAAATGTGGCTTTGGTTCTGAATCATTAGGTGGACAAATTTTTATTGTTGGGGTTACCAATCGAAACAAGCCCGTAAATTTCAGGCGTGGTGACATACCTGCACAATTATATCCATACACAGAAAAATATTTCAAAAAAAAGGTTCAAGAAAATCCGTATAGGTTAGTGGGGTGGACATACGAGCCAACAAAAAAAGAAAAAATATTCTATAAACCAGAGGAAATAATACGAATTAACTTATACAATCCTTATGATTGGTTTAAGGGAATACCCGCATATCAACCGGCACAAATAGCTATGATTCAAGATATAAGTTCGAGTATATATAATACCATGTTTTTTGCCAATGATGCCACAGTATCAGGCGTGCTTACAACAGATGAACATCTTACTGAGGATATGATGAGATTATATTACGCGAAATGGATGCAGAATCATGGTGGACCTGGAAATGCCAACAAAACCGCTATACTTGGATCAGGATTGAAATATCAGCAATACGGACTTAAACACGCGGATATGCAATATATTGAACAAAAAGACAAAATTCTCGAACAGATTCTCGCAGTATTCGGACTTAACAAAATCGCTGTTGGTATGTATGAGAATATTAATCTTGCGACTATTAGAGAGGGACGTAAGATATTATGGCAAGATACTTATATACCGCTTGACAAAATTATTCTTAACGCCTTAAACAATCAATGGATAAAATTCATTGACAAAAATCTCAGAATTAAAACAGATTTTTCACAAATCGCAGCGTTACAATCCGATTATTCTATGCGGGCAAAAAGCGCGGCCATTATGGTTAAGGATATGGATTTTCCAGCAGCCCTTGCGGCCAGGATTACCAATATACCATTAACCGAACAAAACCTCAAAGATTATCCGTGGCTGAACGAAAAACCAATAAAAAAACAATCACCATTTGACAATCAAGAACCAGAAAAAATTGTACCAAAATATATTAAAAAAGAATTAAATACAGATAATAAGATGACACAAGAAGAAAAGATTCAAAGATCTTGGGATTATATTCATAAAATACTTGATCCAGGAGAAAAACGATTGTTGAATATATTACACAGATTCTTTTACAGTCAACGTAATCGTATGCAGGATAAAGTTGATGAATGGCTCAGAAAACAACCAAAAGCTATGACATTATTTAAGTTGTTGATATTAGATCCTGGTCAATTTGCACTTGACAAGATTCAAGAGAACGAGAAATTAATTACTCTATTGCGACCATTCGTCAAAGAGCAACTACAAAGAGAAGAGAACAGATTAGAAAACGAACTAGGCGGATTAATTGAATGGCAAGTTACTGATGAAACTATACAAAGATTTATTGATGCAAGAAAAATCGAAATAAATGAAATCAATACCACTACATTCAAAAAAGCCCACGATAAAATCGGAAAAGCTATAGAAGAAGCAATAAAAGAAAATGATAACCCCCAGCAAGCGGCGAAGAAAATTAAATCTGCTATAAGCGAAGTTGGAGAAGTGCGCAAAAATCAGAGTACAACTATAGCACGTACTGAAGTTGGTATTATATCATCTTCTGCAAGATTTGAAGCTTATCGAGTTGAAGGCATTGAGTATGTTCAATGGCTTACCGCAGCCGATGAAAAAGTAGTCAGAAAAGCTCATGTAATTGCCGGAGAATCCCCACCTATTAAATATGGACAGAACTTTCCGGGAACATATATGCGTTACCCATTAGACCCACAAGGCAGTGTTGATAATATAGTTAATTGTCGATGCGTATTAATTGCTGCCGAATAATACTACAAAAATTGAAAAAAAATCAACCACAATATATATTACAAAATAAATGTTTCTATACAATATAACGAGAGGGCGATTATGGGAAGACACAAAAAGAAGGAATTGGCACGAATAGAAGCAACAATTATTGAGCCTATACAACTTGTTAGAGATGGAAGATTGCCACGGGGCATAATGGTTGAGGCGGAAAAAGAGGGATATTTTATAGTAGAATTTTTGTGGAAAGATAATAGCAAAAAAACAATAGGGTTTTACGTGAATCAAACATCCGTAGACTGGTTTCAGCAAAGGTTCGAGAATCCATTTAATTTTTCTCACATGATACCAATTCAAGCGACTGAAATTATTGAATATGACGAAAATATTAAAAATTTTCATTTATTATACTAAACCATGAAAAAAAAACAGAAAAAATTTAAAGTATACACAGTAAATTTTAGCAATACAATATCAGAACATCGGATGATAACATATAACTTTAATTATGAGAATCAATCAAATGAAAACAAAAGAAATAGACAAAAAAACAAAGGTATTTAGCGCGAAAAAACCGTCTAGAGTACAAATAACTCCAGAGCGGTGCAAAACCTTGTGTGAGCGTGCTGGTATTGAATATCTTGAGGGATATGAAAATCGGGTTATAGAGCATGTTATTACCGACGAAACCGTTGATCGCGCAGGAGATATTGTACGAGCCAAGGGTGTTGATTGGAAAAACTACCTCAAGAATCCTGTTATTTTATTTGCGCATGATTCTTATAATTTTCCTGTTGGGAATTCTATTCGTATTAAGTATGAAGACGAAAGCGTCAAATCATGGGGACTATACTTTGATGAACGTATTGATTCTTCTGGGCGCTCAGATTTAGTATTTCGTTTTGTAGCAAGTGGGGCTATGTCTGGATGTTCTGTTGGATTTATTCCTATGGAAATATACGATCCATCAGACCCCAAAGAACGTAAACGGTTGGGTTTAGGCGAGTATGGCATAGAGATTAAAAAGAGCGAATTGCTTGAATATTCTATTTGCTCTATTCCTTGTAATCCTAATGCGTTACAGAATTCTATTACATCAAAGGATATGCAACTTATTAAGCAAGAAAAAATGTTATCTGAGGAAATATACAAAGAATTAGAACAATTGCTTATTGACGGAATAAAAAAAAATAACATACAATTTGATATACCGGAAGAAGAAAAAGAATTTGATCCTATTGAGAAACCATATCCCAATGAACACTCATGCAGACTTAAAGATCCTGTAAAATATGAGACATGTAGACGAAGCAAAAGAACATCTGATGGCAAGCAATATAGTGTAATTACATGCAAACTAAAAGACGATGACAAATGGGAAGAACAAGCATTTCGATATCCTAAAGATACCTGGACAATATCAGAAGCGCGGGCACACTGCAAGAACCACAACGGCATATTATTTGAACCTGCTGGTAAAGCTGCGGAGATACTGGAAAATTCGTTAGGCATGTCTATTGAGAAAGCAGTAAGTCAATTAATCATAGAACTACAAAACCTCGGTAAGGAAGTCAAAAATCTAAAATTTGAATTTCAAGAAGCTAAACAGCCTACTTCAAAAGAGCGAAATCACAGTCAACAGACTGGCGATCTTCCAAAAAATAAGAAAAAAGGCTTGTATAACGAAGACCTAAATAAAATTTTTGACGATATTAACATATAGGGGTAATTATGGACTATGAGGAACTCAAGAAACTTTTGACCGAGCACAAATCAAAAATTGAGGAGGCAATCAAAACCCGAATAAACGAGCAATCTACACAGGCAAATAAGGAGATTGCGCAGCTTAAAGTAGAACTAGAAAAAACAAAAAAGCAAACCCAAGATCTTGACAACAACATAAAAGAGATGAATTCTATGCACGTCCCTGGTCTTAGTGATGAGACAAAGAAACAAAAATTCTCTTGGCAAGCGTTTGCTGGGGCTGCTCTTGCTCAAAGCAGTGGAATGAATGAGGAAAAAGCTTGGGCCAATGCCGGATATGAGCGAGAGATATTATCACAATATGCAGCTACTCAAAAGGATCACATTGCTGGAGATGGAACCCAGGGTGGATATCTTATTCCCGAAGAAGTATCAAGTGAAATTATTGGAATGGTAATTGCCAAGATGCCTATTATGGAAATGGGGCCTACTAAGATAACTGGATTACATGGTGATCTTCCTATTCCAAAGCAAACCAGCCGTAATATCGGTTATTGGGTAGGAGAAACTGAGCCGCCCACAGAAAGCACTGGGGCTTTTGCAGAATTCACGCTGAGGGCAAAGAAAGCCGGGGCCCTTACAAAGTATAGTAAACGATTAGTATCTCAAACCCGCGGAACTGCTGAGAATATTATCAAAGAAAATCTTACTGATTCCCTTGCACTTACTATTGATCGGGCATATCTTAGTGGTCCTGGTAGCGATTCTCAACCAAAGGGTATACTTAATCAAACCGGCACAACCGTAACCCCAAACCTTGCAACTAATGGAGCAAGGTTTCGTGCGGATAAGGCCGCTTCTATGATACAAGCGCTCGACGTTGCCGATGAGCTTGTACAAGGTGGAAATTTTGGATTTATAATGAGACCTGAAGTTATTGGTGGGATGAGACGCGAAAGAATACCTCAGTTTACCGGCCAGCCGATTGGTCAGGGTATGCCGCTTAGTATGGTTGATGTGCTCATGAGCAATGAACAACTTGAACAAAAAATTGGCTACAAAATACGGACTACTACACTTCTTTCTAATGCTGTTACTAAGGGAACTTCTTCAACCAGTTCTCATGTAATCTTCGGCAACTGGAAACAATTCTTTATTGGTTTCTGGAGAAACTTGGAGATTCGTGTTAGTGATCAGGCTAGTGATGCATCCGGTAATTCAGCCTTCTTGAAGGATCAGTTTTATATGGTTGCTTTTCAAGAAGTTGATTGCAATGTTGGCCGAGCAACTGCTTTTACTATCGTTGACGATGCGGAAACTAATGAAGCACTTTGGGTGAATGGATAATATTGTATATAATTTACAAAGGAGAAATAAATATGAGAGGTAAATTAATTGAAGATCTGTTGTTCGAACAATGTGTCGCTCCTGCTGTTCGTACAACCGCAGTAACACTTTATAACGGTTCCCTGATTTCAGTATCCGGTAACGGTATAAATACCAGTGAATGCGACGAGATTAATTTTGTGATTAACGCAGGAACTTTTGTCGGGGCGGCAACCTTGAACGCGGATGTTATTGGGTCAAATACCAACGATCCATCTGTGAATGCTGCCTTGCTTTCTGGTCGGACTTCACCTAATGATGCGGCAGGAAATGCAACATTTACCACAATTACGACTGCAAACGACGCAAGAAGACATGCGGCCTCGATTAAGAGCAAAAACTTTCCGAAATGGATGTGGCTGCGGACTTATCAGACTGCTGATACTACGAATTATAGTGCTCTTGCGATCAAGGGTAAGTGTGACAGGAATCCTCAGATCAACAATCCTGTATTTGATCTTAATTACTAAGAAGATTCATTTGTCTTCCTTTCCGAGCGGGCAAGGGTTTCATTATCCTTGCCCGTTATTATAGGCAATTATGACATTATTGAAATTAACTAGCTATGAGCGAATGAGACGGTATCTTGCATCCGAAATGGGTTCCAATCTTACAGATGATTCAACCAAGTATAATAAAAGAGATATTGAGATATGGATCTCTTCTATATCACAAAATGTAGCTAATTTTCTTAATCGTGAATTATATATTGAAACTCGTACAGAATATAAGGATATTGGATATAGCCAATTAGAATTCTGGATTCAAGCTCCTCCAATTATTACCATAACCTCGGTATATGCAGACTCTACTGGGTTATGGGATGGCGGAGAGAGTGAATTATCTGATTATTATTCCGGCGTTGAAGATGCGAGTGTAATATTAAATTATCCCGAATCATATAGCGCAAAAAAAGCATTAAGAATAATATATACAGGCGGAATGGCCTATAGTGGAGTACAATCTATATTCACAGTAGACACGACAACCAATTGGACAGTAGATAAGTTCTGTATAGGCAACACATCGGGTGCTGTTGGCATTGTGAAAGCAATTGGCACACTGGCGCTTACCATAGAAGTGTTATATGGCATATTCGAGATTAATGAGACTATAGATGAATATGATGACGAGGCTGGAGTTACAGCAGGAGACGCAACAACAGCAACAATAAGTGCAAAAACCCAAACAGCGCTTTGTGAATCAAACCCAGATATAGTAACGGCGTGTGAGGCCGAAATACGTTATATGTGGAAACACAAATTTGACTACGAAAATGCGGGAACAGACAAAGAAGGTACTACACTTAGGCGGCAAAATTTTGCAAAACGAAGATTGCCATTACAGCCAGAATCAATAGATCTATTATCTTCATATAGGATACCGGCCATATTATGAGCATAGATTACAATGATAATATTGATAATATAATTAAGCGGTTGAAGAAAAAAAAACTGAATATTGCTAAAGTTATGGTTAGTGGCATAAATCATGGCATGAATCTGTTTAAAAGCAAAATTCTTAAAGAACAAATGACAAGTCGTCCAGGGTTAAAGAGGCCTACCGGTAATCTTGCTAGATCGTGGCGAATTATAAAGAAGCATCTTGGCAAAGATTATTCGGTGAAACTGGCAACGGACACCAAATACGCAGCTATACATCAGTATGGTGGTACCATACGACATCCTGGTGGCACACCTTATGTCATAATCAAAAATAAAGGTGCGGTTTTTATGAAAAAAGATGGAAATTATCCACCTAACACAAGATATACAAGAGCACACAACATAACTATACCCAAGAGATTACATATATTTGAAGAATTCCAGAAATCAGGGAATGATATCATAATTAGGGCGATACAACAAAAACTCAAACTGGCTCTGGCAAAATGAAAACGAAAATTAGAGAACATTGGCAGTATATTAGCACAATCATTACCATACTAATATTTTCTATTGCCGGTATCAAAAGTTACGGTGCTTTGGAGGAAAGAGTAAAACAACAGGAAAATAACGACAAAGAGTTAGTAATTGAAATAAAAGAACTTAGAAAAGAGATTATAGATCTCAACAAATTATTATATGAGATTAAAGGCAAATTAATCCAGCAAAACAAATAAATTTTTAGTATATTGATATTGACATTTTTGTGAGTTTATGATATAATTAAAAATATGGGAAATTTCGAACGTTCACCATAAACGAGGAGGAAAGAGATGAAACTTATTAATGTTGATAATATAAAAGTTCAAAATGAGCTAAGAAAAAATTCGGATGCTTATACTTATTATTTTGTCCTTACAGTATCACATCAGGATTATACATATTATGGCATCGGTACATCATTCTCCGAGGCGTTACAAAAAATTTGGAAACAAATGAAAATAATTGTTGCACAATCTCCATATTCGTAGTATAATATAATTATCAGAAAAAACCCCAATCAGAGGAGAAAAAAATGGAAACACTCTCAATCTTAGTGACATATCTTGCAAATTGTTGGTCAGCATTATGCATATTCGTAGTTCCTGGTCTTATGATTCTCGGATCTTATATGATTTTGAAAAAGATTTCGTTTTAGGAGGAATTGATTGAATAGAACAAAAATTGATTGGGCTGGACTTGACTATACATGAAATCCGGTTGTAGGCTGTAAGCGCAATTGCTGGTATTGTTACGCCAAGAGAATGAATGATCGATTTCATTATATACCGGATTGGAATGAATTGTGGTGTTTTTTGAGTCGATTAGAAGAGCCATATAAAATCAAGAAGTCTTCTACTATTTTTGTAGGTTCCATGAGTGATATTTGTTATTGGAAAGATGAATGGATATTTGATGTAATCAATGTTTGCTGTAATAATCCACAACATACGTTTCTGTTTTTGACGAAGCATCCAAAGATATACATATCATTCACTTTTCCATCTAATTGCATACTTGGAATAACGATAACAGGAGATATGCAATATGCAAATATAGAACATCAAAAGCTTATACAAATGGATACAGTGTATTTTGTATCAAATAATGACATATTTTGCTCTATTGAACCGCTGTTGGGAAATATACCAAAAACAAAATCATATAACAAATATAAAAATGTATATGTAGGGGCCATGACTGGTCCAAATGCAATAAAACCAGAACATGAATGGATTCAGTCTGTTATAGACAATATTCTCAAAGAAAAAATCTATTGGAAGGATAATATAAGGAAATATTTGTGAATAATAAACCAAAAATAAAATTATACGATAAGATATTTGTCCATGCTCATACTATGTCAAATGGCTATCAGAAAATAGAGCCCGAACATTTTGTATGGTATCGCGGGAACGATAAGTGTGATGTTTCTGTATTCACGGATTTCTCACTTATGGAAGTACGAGAATGCAAAAGCAAGTACAAGATTGCGTTACTTATGGAATCTCCCGCTATATTTCCAGCCCCCTACAGGCTGATAAACGCAATGAACAATGAGTTTACAATCGTATTGACGTTCCACCCATCTCTCCTTAAATTAGGGCAAAATTATAAAAAGTATTACCTTGGTGGTTCTTGGATTGAGCCGAAGGATTGTTCTTATAAATATCCTAAATATCGACAAACTTCAATGATTGCATCTCACAAAAAACTTACAGAGGGGCACTTGCTGCGACACCAAATTAAAAATGATTATTATTGTCAGAAATATATTGATATTTATGGCACAATTGATGAACAAGAAATTTCCAAAAAATTAATAGGACTATGCGATCACAAATATTCTATAGTGATAGAAAATTGCCGGATTAACAATTATTTTACGGAAAAATTAATTGATTGTTTCATGACCGGTACTGTGCCTATATATTGGGGATACCCTAATATAACAGAGATATTCCCTCATGGGATAATACAATTTGAAAATATACAACAACTGAAAATTATATTAAACAATATTACCCGTGTCGATTTTGGTTGGAAACAAGAGGTTAGGGACAATTTTTATATTGCTTTGAAATTCTACAATACAGAAAATTATCTTTGGGATAATTATTTTCGTGCATTATTTTGAATTTTGTGATATTATATAAACATGGGAGTAGTTACATTACATCTGAAGAATATGTTGAATTGATTAAAATATATGGCTCAAGCGCTCTTGAAATAATAGATATCTCCGATCCCGCAAATCCGGTTCACGCTGGAAAAATAAGAATGTAATAATTATTTAGGAAATAAGGGAGATAAATAATGACACATAAAATCGGTTGGTTACACCCAGCAAACAATGTGCCTGATTTTCAGCAGGTAATTTTGATAATAGATTCTAATGATGAAATTTGGCAGATGTTTGTGAATAGAGAAAAAGTCGAAGATGATCATAATGGAGACATTAAATACTATTTGGCCGCATATGATGTAATGTACTGGATGCCAATAGAATGGATTAGAGATTTGCCGATTTTGAAAAGGGATGAAAATGGGAAGGTGTAGAAAAATAAATGACAGAGACTGTCGATTTTCTAACGGCGTGACGTGTTCACAGAAAGAAGGAACTAACATTCGGTTTGGTAACTTTGAGTGTCCATTGGGCATAGATAACATAGATAACAGTGAAATAATGGCACAAAACGTACACATTGAACATATAGACGATACGTTTGCCATAGATGTTCTACCCCAAGATAAACCTATTGGGATTGGTGATATATCGAAAGATAATGGATCCGAAAGAGTAAAAACCTGGTATGTTGTTGGTAATTACGCATATGTGACGAGCTATTTATCTGATTGTCTGGAAATTATAGACATTTCAAACCCTGCCAACCCTTCGCACGCTGGTCGTTTGAATCATAGTGCCGGTGGCGCGGGACTGGATGGTGCAA